ACTCTTTGTTGTTCGTATAAAGCAGATATTGGTTCTGCTCTTAAATATTTTCCTTTAGTTGCTCTTACACTTCCATAACTTACATTGTTATCAATAGTCCTTATCACTCTTTCAACTAAATCGCCACCATTATTTACTTCGGCTATAATTTTATCAGCTTCGTATTTATAATATGTTTCTACTGCTATTTTTGCCCAAGAATCAGGTGTATATTTTCCTGATACATCATCAATAACATAAAATTTTTCGTCAAACCCTTTAGCACATACAACTATACCAGTTTCATTAGATAGTTTATTTTGTGTGACTGCTGGGTCAATAGCTACAACAGTTCTAACTAATGTTGGCACTTCTTCTGTACTTTTTAAAAGTGCTTTACTAATCATATCACGATTCCATAAAGCACCCTCTACATCTTCTAAAATTTCAGCAAATAACTCTTGTCTTCCCAGTCTAGTTCCTTCGTATTTTTCTTTTAGCTTTTTGACTGCTGATTCTGCAAGGTTATCTTGATTTTCAAAAGTGCTACCTCTCGTGACGAGAGAATCTTTATTATTAACTAATTCTTTTATAAGTGTTGTTGGTTTAGGTGTAGTTGTAATAATTACTTGTGGCTTAACTCCTAATCTTAAACCAAACATTAATTGATCCCATGCTTCAGGGTTCTTCCAACTTCCTAACTCATCACACCATGCTCTATGAAACTGTGGACCTCTTAATCTATCAGGTTGTTCACTAGAAAAAGTTTTATAGATAGTTCCATTTTTTAATGTAAGTTCTCCAATACTTCTGTTCCAGTTATCAATACTATCAGGATCAAGACAACCCATAAGTCCTGATACACCCTCTATGCAAGTATCTCTACCATCTCCGAATGTTGGTGTGACTATCGCTATCCTTGAATTAGGTCTAGTTAATCCATAGAAAGCAATATCTTGTGCGCCAGTCCTAGTTTTACCCCAGCCTCTTCCAGCTAATATCAACCATGTATTCCAGTCACCTTTAGGTGTTATCTGTTTCGGTCTTGCTGTCTTGCACCAAGATAGGTGCTTCAGTAATATTTTTTGATTTAGAGAAGTCAATCTCTTCAAATATTTTTCTGATTTCAATAAGCTGTCGTTCTTCGGTAAAGAGTTTATCTCCATCTTTTCCTGTAAGTTCGAGTGCATTCTTTTCTTTCCAACCTGCTTGTGTTTTTAACCAAAATATTTGTGCAACTACATTACCATCTTTTGCCTTTTTAAACAATGCCTGTGATATAATTGCGTTTGCCCTGGCTTTACTTGTATCAAGTTCTTTTCTAAAATTTTTTCTTAATGTAGGTTCACTTATTTTAACTATATCAGCTATTAAAGATTGTTTAACTCCAGCTATCGCTAGTGCTTCAACAGTTTTAGCATCTTCATCTGTTTTTATATAAGGTGGTCTTCCTACATCATTGTTTTCGTTTATCATACACCTTTTTTTATAAGCGAAAAAAATTAAAAAACCAACAAATATAATACATTTTAATAGAAAATAGCACTTATTATAGTCATCTTAGACGAAATTTATTAATTATTATTAATATAGCTTGAAAAGTCGCTATTTTATTGGCTTATTTAACTAATAAAAATTAATAAAAACTATTATTTTTACTTTACTTCTATGTTTTAGGCACTATAATTTAAAACATAAGGACGAAAAAAAAGCAGTTTATACTTTTAACCTTTTAAAACTATAAAAAAAGTAATTCAGGTTTAGGGTGCCTTTTATCTAAGTCGGTAAATTCCCTGGTTTAATCGGTCTTCAAAGTTCAGCTTAAAATAATATAATTTCGTTTTTATACTTTAATATAAATAAATAACTAAACAAAGGAGATAAAATGCCTAAACTTAATACAATACAAGAAATCGCTTTAGACCTTAAATTACAAAGGATAGTAAAAGCGCAAAGACTTATAGTAAATCATTGTGTTTTAAAAGCATACGATTTACCAAGTATGTTCTTTGATTTTTCAAATATCAGGTATTATGAAGTGTTAAAACCAGTTGTTGGTGAGTCAGTTCATAATAATAAATATGTGAAAATAGTTTTTTATAAAACTTTTTCAGATAGTTCAACTGATATTAAACACGACACGATTGTTATCCTAAAAGAGTTTATTAAAAATTTTGAAACTCTTGAACATAGAATAGCAACACCAATCAGAGAGGAGAAATAATGACTACATTCTCAGATATCAAAGCTAAAGAAATCTTAGAGTTAGTTCTTAAGCAAATGAAAACTGCTGGAACTAGCTTTATGACTGCTTGGGTCAAAAGAGGTATGCCAAAAAAAATAACTGGCAAACCTTATGCAAGTATTAATTTATTTCATTTATGGGCGAAAGCTGAACACATGAAATATAATTCTAATACTTGGGCAACTGCTAAACACATCAATGGTTGTAAAACTGCTGATGGTAAAAAGGGTATGATTAACAAAGGAGAGAAAGCTACATGGGTTGTAGGAACTTTCACTACTACTGAAAAACATACTCTTGTTCGTGGTAAAGATAAGGGTAAAATCGTAGAATGTGATAAATGGTCTATGAAATTTTATCCTGTATTTAATCTTGACCAAACTAATATCGGAGATAAAGATATTCCGATAAATACTGGTGCTGACACGATACAAATAGTTGAAGATTATGTCAAAAATACTGGTGCTAAAGTAAAGGTTTCATCTGATAGTTGGAACCCTTTCTTATCTGAATCTTGTTTTTACAATGTAAGTCAAGATTTCATCAGTATGGTTGATAAGAGTAAATTTAAATCTACTCAAGAATCTTCTGCTACTCAAAACTATTATTCAGTTTTATTGCATGAACTTACTCACTGGACTATGCACAAAGACAGATGTGATAGAAGTTTCGTAGAAGAAACTAAAACTAAAGATGGGAAACCTGATCCTAAAGCATCTTATGCGATGGAAGAACTTGTTGCTGAAATGGGTTCAGCTATCCAAAGTTGTAAATTAGGTATCACTTCTAAACCTAAATTAGAATCTGCTCAATATCTAAATATTTGGATATCTAGATTAGAAAATGACTCTAATTTATTTTGGAAAGTTGCCTCTTATGCATCAAAAGCAGTATGGTTTTTAGAAAATAAACAACCTAAAAAACTTAAAAAATCTGCTTAATTAAAATTATCCCCATCATCTTAATAGGTGGTGGGGATTTTTTTTTTACCCACCTTTATCAATTATTCGGTATCCCTTATCATACTCGTACGCATAAATCAATAAAATTTTTTTTTATAATAACCAAAGTGTATAGCAAGATCATCAAGAACTTCTCTTAACCTACTTCCCATGTATCTTTCTGCTATATTTAATAATAATCTACATTGTTTTAATGAATAATCTTCCCCACAAATATAACAAGCTATTGAAAATCCTTTGTTTCCTAACACTACATGGATATCTCGTAGCTGTGAAATATAACCTAATGCTGTATAAGAAACCTTATCTTTTGAAGCTGAATCAATAAACATACTATAATCCCTGCCTTTCATACCACCAATAGCACTTCCCTCAAATATTTTCCTAAAAGTAATACCTGCTTTATGCTGATAATCATTTATTAAATGCCTGTGAAACATATAATCTAATCCACATTCTCTTACATTTACCATTACAACACTCGTATATTTTTTGCCTTGTGGGGTTAATTCATGTCTTTTTTGAGGAACTATTAAAGGTTTATGAGATTGATTTTTTTTCATTATATGTTAAAAAACCACCATGGATATACAAGAAATAGATATAAGTAAAATAACACCATACATAAATAACCCTAGAAAAAACTTAAATGTTGATAAAGTTGCTTCTAGCATAAAAGAGTTTGGTTTTCAACAACCGATAGTAGTTGATAAAACGAATACAATAGTTGTAGGTCATACAAGATATGAAGCCGCAAAAAAACTTGGTATCACTAAAGTTCCAGTACAAATAGCTGATTTATCAGATACACAAGCTAAAGCATATAGAATAGCTGATAACAGATTAAATCAAGATGCTTCTTGGGATACTAAATTATTAAACATTGAATTTAATGATTTACTAT